AATAAAAAACACGCTATCAATGAGTTAGCGTGTTAAAGTAGTTTTTTTGTTAAAGTTACATTAGAACGGCTGTTCAGGATCGGGGTCGGGCGGAATCTCATAGTTTTGGACAAAATCTGTCCTCAAAAATGTGTAGTACATCCCCACCTTGGAATTGATTTCATGGGTATCGATTGGCCTATATCTGCCGTGAACAGGTTTAATGCCCATGTCTTGGGTAAGCATCTTGCGCAGATAACCAGGTCCCACGTTGTTATTGAATTTAAAGAACTTTTCTTTCAGCTCGCTCAAAGTCGCTTGGACCTTATCCACACCATTGGTATAGAAGTAATCCGATATGATTAAGGTAAAGTCCTTACGAAGCTGGGATTGACTTTCTTTTTTAACCTTCAATAATGATTCATTATGAAGTTCCTCGGCTGTAAAGACCATTCTTGAGCGTTTGGTATCGACTGCTGGTTGATTCATTAGGTAGCGCAGGAATGCTGGAACCTCATTGGTCAGGTCATTCTCGATATTGGTGTTGATGGTGGTTATTTGCGGAACCTTGCGAATCCAAAAGCGGATTTCCTCTTCATCTATTCGCATGAAGTCTTGTTCCTTATTAGTGCAGATGATGACCTTACCAAAGAACGGCACTGAATAATTGGCTACGAACTTTTGGTTGACCGATATGGTTTTGGCTGTGGCTATGGATTTAAGCTTCTCAACCGCGTGTGATTTGTCGATTACGGTCTCATCCAAGGCTATTATGTTCTTGGTGGCATAGGCTGAATTGAATTGTGAGCCTAGGTCTTCGGGGTTGATTTGGCAATAGTTTTGCCCAAACATGATGTTCATCCAGTTCAGGAAGGTAGTTTTACCTGTCTGCCGTTCCTTGGATACTAGGCAAAGGATAGGAAGGGCTTGGCGTGGGTTTTCGTAAAGCAGCTTGAGGTATTTGATTCCCATGTCAAGCTGTTCACCGAAGATATGGCGCATCAGTCCCATGCTGGTTTTGATGTCCGATTCTTTAACCATGCGACCGCCCTCCCAAGGCTTATGGCTGAAAGGATGGTAAAGGTTGTAGCAGTTGTCAACCACCTCGGAATAATTCATGTTGTCTGGAACGATGCAGAAGTCATCGAACTTGGGGATTAGGGGCATGATGGCTGGGCCGTGATCCGACTTGATTTCCTCCTTCTTAAAGGCTTTGATTTGTTCTCGGAGTACATCATACCGGTCACGAACATGTGTGATTTTGTAGTAGCTATCGGCCACGCGCAGGAATGGGAGGTCTGTATACATGTATTTGACTCCGACCCATGTCCAGGCTGCTTGGGCGTTTCCTTTGAACTTGCCGTGAGTGAGTATCTCGAACTTGGTGAAACTGTCTCCTATGGGCAGGTTCAGTGGATTCTTATCCAGCACCAACACGGTTGCCCCTTGCAGTTGGAAGCAAGGCTTTGAGGACCGTTCCGCAGCTATCTGATCATCGGAAAGCCATTCGATTTTGACCGATTGGAAGCTTTCCTGCCATGAGCGTTCTTGGTCCCAATAGTTGACCGGGTTGGTGTGTTTATGGGTCATAGGCTGACTTTGATTGAATGGGGGTCGAAGCTATTTATTTTGTCGCTAAGTCCCTTGGCTTGGAGATAATAATTTTGGATGGCTGGTAAGGATTGGTGTATAGTTGGGAATTCAATTCCTGCCGCATCGATGATTAGGGCTAGTTTCTTAATGACCTCGTAATTTTGGTCAAGCTGGCTTTTAAGGTCTTGGATTTGCAGTTCGTACATGTGGCGTAACTCCTGCTCATTTATCTCTATTTCCTCAAGCTTGGAGGTTATGGCTCGTTCCAGCTGTTGCATCCAAAGCAGGTATGATTCGACTGCATCAGGTTTGATTTGATACGCTTTGATGCGGTTTCGGAGGTTCAGTAGTTCGCGGTCTAGTGACATGGTTGAATAAATAAGCCCTGGTAGGGGTTTCATCCATCGGTGGGCAGGTATAAGCGAAACCTATGTCCGTTGGAATCCACCCCATTCAGGGCTGGTTAGTTTTAAGAAGTTGGGGAGTCGCTTATTTTCCCTGCTTCAAATGTACTCAGTCGAATGGTCTAAGGTGGTAATAACATGAGCCGTTAACTACTTTTCTTTCTACTTTATGCTCAAAGGTCCTAGACATGTCATCAATCCAATGTATGTAGCGATAAACGCTTCTAATGTGGATGCCTGTGGATTGAGCAATCATCAAGGCTGTTTTAGGTGGGCCACTTTTTAGAATAGTGGCGATCACATTCATGGTCTTGATTTCCGCCATTAGAAAGGTACTTCGGTTTCAGCCTTGGAAATCTTCCACGCGGTCACATCGGTATAGAATCTGTCCTGCCATTCGCGAGCTTCTATTTTGATTTCGCAGGATAGGGTATCACCTATGCGGAATTGGTTTAGCGTTCCGATAAGGATATCTGATTTGACTTGGATGCATGCGAGCTTGGTGAAGCTGCCATCTTGGTACTCTAGCACAAAGGATAGTTTCTTCCATTCTTTGCCTGCTTTTGATGTTCCACTTTCAAGTGGAAGGATTCGGGTTAGTTTTCCTGTAAGGTTCATGATTTTAGGGTTATATAGGGTATGATTTGTCAGTCATTAAAGCCAATTATATCAGATAAGGTATGATTTATCATTCAATAAGAAACCCCCTCGGCTGGTGACAGACAGCTTTGGGGGTTAACTAGGTGGGGAATCACCAATTTCTTGCCTCATCTGTCACAATGATGGTGCTAAGCTAATATAGATTTTCGCCAAAAAGTACAACAGTAATAACTGATAAGTCACCCCTTTAATGTATTTTTGAGAACTTTTCAATTTACATTTATGCCGTGATTTACAAAAAGATAGCCTTAAAAGACCGCCCGTTTGTGGTGCATGTGTTTGTGAAGGCTACGGCTTATGATGTTGCCAAAAAGCTAAATCGCATCAGAAAAAAGGCGGAAAAGTTCGACCCAACTGAATTTACTATGGATGCCGATACCGATGCGCAGACTTGCTATTTAAGTCATTCGATGCCCGGTCAATATGCTATAATGTTCACCAAGCTTGATCTGGAGACTATCGCGCATGAGGTTTGGCATGTAGTTATGGATCATGCCAGGTATATCGGTCTGAAGCATGATGACAGCAGTGAAGAGAGTTTTGCCTATTTATTCGGATACTTAATCAAAGAAATCTATGAGTGCAAGACAAGTTCTAAATAAGTGGCTCACTGAAAATGATGCCAATGGAATAACCACTGGCATCGGTCTGGAGCGTGTTGCTCGGCTATTTTTAAAGATGCACCCTGAGTTAAACATTGCATATAACACTGCTCGCGGCTATGTGGCGGATTGCAGGTCAGGTCGAATTAAGGATTTTGACAGAGATTTAGGACATGTTGAAAAAGCATTACTTGGTGATGCAGCCATTGGTGAAGCGGATTTTAGCGATCCTTTAAATTTGGCTGTTGACTTTCCGGGCAGTTGGTCGGAAATTAATGAGCCAATAGTGATCCAGGGCATAACCAAGCTAGGTGTTTGTAATGACATCCATTTGCCCTACCATGATAAGTTTGCGGTTCAGGCTTGCTTTGCCGAGTTTAAGAAGCGGAAGGTTGATGGGATATATTTGAACGGTGATATTATGGATTTGGAGGATGTGAGCCGATTTGAAAAGATGCCCGATGGCCGATACCTGCGCGATGAGATTGAGGTTGGCAGAAGCTTTGTAAAGTCACTTAGGAAGTTGTTTCCCAACATCCCGATTTATTGGAAGGATGGCAACCATGAGAAAAGATTGGAGGCTTATGTGGCTAGTAAGGCACCGGAGCTGGTGAAGTTATTCGGGATGGACATACCGACTCAATTGGAATTGGAAGAGCATGGCATCATCCATGTTCCTGAGCATAAGGTGGCCAAGTTTGGTAAGCTCTGGATAGCGCATGGCCATGAGTTAGGGTTGAAAAGCGGCACGGTTAACATTGCCAGGCAGGTCAGGATGAGGGTTGGTGTTAATGTGATGTTTGGCCATTGGCACAAGAACCAGCAAGACAGTTCACGGAATCTTGCTGATGAGGTCCACAGTGCCTGGGCCATTGGTTGTCTCGCGTATTTGAAGCCTCGTTATACGGGAGTTTTGAACCAATGGACCCAAGGCGGAGCTACTGTGGATTTGCATGAAGATGGTAGTTTTACTGTCAATCAGTTTCAGATTGCCGATGGGGTCGTGATGTAGGCCGACCTCCGCCATGCTTCTTGATGTTGGTAAGGCAATCTATAAGGAATTTAGGGTCTTTTTTTATACCGTTGCGCCTGCGATAAGACTTGATTTTGGCGGCATCTACACCGATATGGTTTGATATTTCGCGATCTGATAACATGCCGTTTCTAATTATGAAATCGACTTGCTTTTGTGTCCAGCGGTGGTTCATCGGCATACCTCGCATTCGAAGCCGTACTGATAGCCTCTGTCTATTACTTTGTTAAACTCATCAAGCTTGGCACCGCACAGGCACCGCCCTAATTGGGCGATGCGTTTGCGTTCAGCTTCGTGTTTGCGCTTCCAATAGAAGCCTTTATAGGCGGTCTTAAAAGAAGATTTCATTGCGGTATTTGTTTAGTTTGGTTATGAATTTGTTGAGTTCAGCCGTGGCGGTTTCCAAATCTTCAGCCACCTCTTCGCGTGTTATGTGAAGAATCCAAATGGGCTTCTTAGTGAGGCGAGGGTCGTAGCTTACGAAGTCAACCCATTGTAGGTCGGGATTGACCATGAAGTAAGCCCAGACCTGTTCTTTGTATTCGTTAGGAATCTTGCCCATTCGGATGTATTTGATATGGGTCTTGGTCTTTGGGCATTTGATTTCCACGGCTCCGGTGGTTCCGATATAGCCATCAGGAGACATCATCAGGAGCGGTTCTGTTTCGGATTGGATTAAGCAAGGATGGTCAACATCATGTCCTGTGATGTTGGCATACTCTTGGATTGCTAGCGGTTCCATATCGATGCCGCGCTGCATATCCTCCGATACGAAGTCATCCTCATCCATTAGACCTACTTCCTCTTCGGCAATAAGTTCATCAATTAGGGCTAGGTTGTCTTTGGCTAGCACTTTTTTGAGTCGCGACCCTGTTATTTTACCGAGTCGGATTTGGAGCCATTCGTGGCTACCTTGTTGGCAGTTGTGTATGATCATAAGTTTGAAATGATTTGTTCGATTTGTGAATAATAGTCTGGAATGTGGTGTTTGATTATAGTGCCATCCTCGGTGGTTTCGGTGAGTGATAGGCATTTCCAAGAGCATTCGGAGTAACCTGATGCGAACTCGGAAGGGGCGTAATTTGACCATGATAGGTCAACAAGGGCGTTGATGACTCGGAAGTTGTCTAGCTCTATTTCGATTTCGCGGATCATGATAATTCCTCCTTTCTAAAGTCCTTTAGTGTTCTAAATTGCTCACAAATAGTATGGCCTTCTTTCCAATCTTCAGCTATGGCAATCAATCTATATTGATGATCCTTTTTATCCATTGTAGCCCTGAGATTTGATTGGATGTATTCTTTCATGGTTTCCAAGTGAAAACATCCTTGTTCAAAGGAGTATAATACTGCTACTGCATCCATTATATTCATGCTAGACCTCCTTTCTTGTTATCCTTAGCCTTGATGACATCGGGATGGCCTTGTTCATCTTTGCTTAGGGAGGTGTAAAGCTTCTTGAGTTGATCTAAAGTGGTGCAGGCGTTGATTGATGCGATGGCCTTGGCTGGGTCAATAGTTACCGATTTGGGAACAAAGTCACGGACTCGAAGCGCATCGACATCCTCACCGAAGGCACGGATTCGGCGTGCATAGATTTGAATCTTCTTGCCAACCCATTGCTCCATGTAAGGTGTCTGATGCACCTTGGAGATGATTTTGGCGTTGGTGGTGTTGAGGATCATCGGCTTGACCTGTTCCATGAAGTGGATGACTAGGCAATCTTGTTTCTTGCCATCGGTGTTGGCTACCTGTTCCACTCCTGATGATTTGATGGTAAGGATTAGTTCCTCACCGGGTTGGAGAGCATACGCCCCGATGTAATCGGGATTCTTGAGTTGCTTCCAGTGCGTTAGTTTTTGGTTCTCTGACATAATTTATAGGTTTGATTAAATGTTGTTTTAGGTTTTGAGAATTCGCGGCCATTTTTAAGATAATAGACCCAATCGCCAATGATGGCTGAGGTCATTACTATCTGACCGTTAAAGATGTTATAGTAGCAGGAGTTAAGTCTTACATCCATTATTGACATGTTTTACCGCGTTCTTTGAAGCCAGCATTCCAAACTTCATATATTAACTCAATGAGTTCTATTTCGGCCTTAAATGGTAGCTCTACCTTATGCTGTTCCATTATTGAACGAAGCTTAGCGAAGTGAGGCGGTAGATATCCTTCAGGTGGGATAGACCGACGATTGGATTCGGACTCGCTTGAGGTGATCTGCACACTGCTTGTCGGTGTTTGGTCCGTTGATAAGCCAATAGGCTCGGAGTCGCTCGATGAGGCTCCAGTTGATGTTGGTTTGGATTGTGTCATTTTGTTCTGTTTTGATTGGTTGTTTAGTAATGATTTTGCTGTTAAAGTCCTCTATGCTCATTTTTCTCTAAGGTTTTTAGGAAGAAGTAAACGGATACGCACATCATAACAAGTGCTGTTACGATGTGATCTTGGTCGGCTGCGGCCATTGCTAGGAATGCGGCAGCGAATGCAGTGATTGATTTCATGTTGTTTGGTTGTTTGATGCCGCTAAATTAGTACATTTTTGTAATTACACAACAAAAAACCCTATATTTTTTTATTTGGCTGATTTTCAGCACAATTATTTTTATTGCTTGTTTTTTGTAACTACAATTATATACATTTGCGCCCATGTCAAAACTAAAGGAACTGATTAAAAGTACTGGCTTAAAGAATGAGCATATCATCAAGCGCACAGGTATTCCGCGCAACAAGTTCTACCATGCCATGAAAGCTCCAAAATTATTGTCGTTGGATGAGTTGGATAGATTATCTTTCGCCCTTCAAATCGAAAAGAAGGTACTCATTAAGTTAATAAATGATTGAGACAAAACTACCCGACCTAATCCTTGACTCGATTGAGCTTGGAATGAATAAAAAGCTGATGTTATTGGCCACCGGTATAGATGAAGAGACATTCAACCACATGGTGGAATATGACAAGTTCGATGAGGAATCGGCCAAGAAATTGAGGCGAATTATTAAAGAATGGCGTAAAGCGAATGCAATATTTTAAACCATAAAACCAAACAAAATGATCTACAAAATCGCATGCGGCGTACTGCTGCTGGGGGTGATCTTCCTTGGAACGCGGCTCAAGGTCGCGGAAGACCACAACCAAACATTAATTGAAGACCTTACGGATAAGCGAAGCGAATTAATCCAATTGCAAGGTAATTATAATAGCCTGAATGCTCAGGTTGATACCTTGCTTGACGAGAATGCCCAGCTGCTTATCGCCAATAATGAATTAATCAATAAACAACCTGAAACCGTTATCAAATATGTTAAAAAGACTAATGTTAACCGCCGCGCTTCTGACAAGTTCATTGAGCTACTCTCAAAGCGTTACGAATTCGAGTGATTCGCTAATATACACCCCTCAATATCTATTTGAGTTGATGGTGGCCGACTTGGAGCAGTGCGATCTAGACCGTATCGAACTGAAAAAAGCCAAGGCAGAACTTGCTCTTATCTATGTGGACCTTGCCAAATCTCAATCGGCACGCGAGACCATGAAGCAGCAAATTAATTCCATGAGTGCTTGGAATGATTCACTATCTACGGCCAACATGACTATGGCATTGGAAAACCAACGTGCTATGGACAAGTTGAAGCGCGGCCGTAATTGGTGGAGGTTTGGTAGCTTCTCAGGTTGGTTGGCAGCCATTGCAGTTCATTTCAATTGGAAGGAATCTTGGGTAAAGGTAAAATAGCCCTAATCACTGGTATCACTGGTCAGGATGGAGCATATCTGTCCGAGCTGCTGCTGTCCAAAGGTTATAAGGTCCACGGCATCAAGCGCAGGGCTAGCAGCCTCAATACGCAGCGAGTCGATAGGTTCTATGACCATCCCGACTTCCATCTTCATTATGGCGATGTTACTGACTCGGCCAACATGATGCAGCTTATCAATCAGATTCGACCTGATGAGATTTATAATTTAGCCGCTCAGAGCCATGTTGCGGTTAGTTTTGAGATGCCCCTTTATACGGTCAATGTAGACGGAACTGCGATTCTCGGCATTCTTGAGGCGGTCCGTTTGCTTGGCCTAGATTGCAAGATTTATCAGGCAGGAACCAGCGAGATGTTCGGCAATGCCCCGGCACCACAGAGCGAGGTGACTCCGTTTCAACCCTGCTCACCTTATGCCTGCGCCAAGGTGATGGCTCACCATTTGATGATTACCTATCGCCAAGCATATAACATGCACTGCGTGAACGGTATTCTGTTCAACCACGAATCGCCTTTAAGGGGTGAAACCTTTGTGACTCGCAAGATAGTGGATGCTGCTAAGTCTATTTATAAAGGCAAGCAGAATATTTTGAAATTAGGCAACCTCAATGCCACTAGGGATTGGGGTCATGCCAAAGATTATGTTAGGGGTATGTGGCTAATGATGCAACACCCCACACCCGAAGATTGGATTCTCGCCACAGGTCAAGTATGCACGGTCCGCGAATTTACCACGAAGGTCTTTGCAAAGCTCGGTGTCAAGATACACTGGACAGGCACAGGAGCTTATGAGGTTGGGATGGACAACAGTGGCAGGATCCTGGTTCGGGTTGATGAGCGGTACTACCGCCCTAATGAAGTGGAGTATCTTCAAGGCGATTCCATCAAGACTTATGACAAGCTTGGTTGGGCTCCTGACTTTACATTGGATGATTTAATTAATGATATGATGGATGCGTAGTTCAATTGTATTCAATGAGGATTGTATTGAAGTGATGAAGCGATATGCTGACAAGCACTTTGACTTGGCTATTGTTGATCCGCCTTATGGAAATATAGATGCTATTGGATTAATTGATAATAAAAAAATAGGCAAACAAGCTACAAAAAGAAAAGGTTATCATTTATTTGAAAATATAGCACCAAATAATGAATATTATTTTGAATTAGATAGAGTATCAAAAAATCAAATTATATGGGGTGGTAATTATTTGGGACTTTGTGGTGGTGCAATTGTTTGGCAAAAAAATGGGACTGCATTTGGTGAAGGAGAAATTGCAATTTGTTCAACCCATAAAAGTGTAAGGTTTTTTGAATATACTTGGAATGGTATGATTCAACACGATATGAAAAACAAAGAGCAAAGAATCCACCCAACACAAAAGCCAATCAAACTCTACGAATGGATATTGAAAAATTATGCAAAAGAAGGTGACAAAATTTTCGACACTCATCTTGGTAGCGGTAGCAGTCGAATCGCCTGTTACAAAAACGGATTTGATTTTGTAGGGTGCGAAATTGATAAAGACTATTTTGAAGCTCAGGAAAACCGATTCAAGGAGTTTAAGTCACAATTAACTTTGTTTTGATGCGTAAGAACGCCAAGATTTACATAGCAGGTCACACAGGAATGGTAGGTTCTGCCCTGATGGAGCATCTGACCGCGAAAGGTTATAAGAATATTATAGTTCCAAGTCAGAAGTTCGACTTATGCGATAGGAATGAGGTTTGTAATTGGTTTAGGATAGCCAAGCCTGAATATGTGTTTATCTGTGCTGCTAAGGTCGGAGGCATCAAGGCCAACAACCAGCATCGGGCTGACTTCATATATGACAACCTGATGATTCAAACGAATCTGATAGATATGGCCTATCTATTCGATGTGCGCAAGCTTATGTTCCTTGGTTCTAGCTGTATCTATCCCAAGCACTGTCCTCAGCCTATTCGTGAGGAATATTTGTTGGGAGGCTATTTAGAGCCAACCAATGAGCCGTATGCTGTGGCCAAGATTGCAGGAATCAAGATGGTTGAAAGCTATCGAAGGCAGTATGGCTGCGACTTTATTAGTGTCATGCCTTGTAACCTATATGGTCCGAATGACAACTTCAATATCGAGACCGGGCATGTGATTCCATCGCTGATGCGTAAGGCTCAAACGATGGACCATATCGATGTTTGGGGAAGCGGTAAGGCTAGAAGGGAGTTCATGCATGTTGATGATCTAGCCGAGGCGATGCACTTTCTGATGTGCGAATATTCTGATGATTTGCATATCAATGTAGGCACTGGCAGGGATATGACCATTGAAGAATTGTTGGATGCCATCTGCGAGGTCAGTGGGTTTAAAGGTTCCATTAGCTTTGACAGAAGCATGTCTGAGGGTGTTATGCACAAGCTCTTGGATGTGCGCAGGATTAACCAGCTTGGATGGGTGAGTAAAATAAATATCTATGAGGGGTTGGAACAGACTTGGAAGTGGTTAAATTTAGCGCATGATAAAGGTCACGTTAGAGTTTAATCTCACCAATCCAGAGCATAAGAAGGAATTTATGCGCTATACCAAAAGTCTTGAAATGGCTTTATTATTGGAACACATTCAAAGCGGTTTTGTCTTTAAGAGCGTGGTCACTGATAAAGACTCTCAAACCTATATTGATGGGGTTGAGGATACGCTTCTGCAAATCAAGACCATGATGAAAGATTATGAAATCAATCTAAAGGAACTGATATGAACAGCCTTGAATTACACAATATGTTGAGCGAGCATAGGCGCAATGTCCTGCGATTGCTAGACATCGACCCTGACTTGAATTTTGCTGAGAAGATGAAGCTCATCGGCTACACCAAGCAGCTTCGAAAGAGGTTGGATGATATGGCCGCCAATATCCAATTACAATTCATTAGAACAGATGCAAATCAGCAAGTACATAACACTGGAGGAAGCGACCAAGAGCCAGACGGCGATACGGTTGGGACTTTCAAACATTCCAGGTCCGAAGGAAATTGAGTGTATGAGGCTAGTGGCTTTGAACTGCTTTGACCCATTAAGAAGGTGGTGGAAAAAGCCTATTGGAATCAGTTCGTTTTATCGCTGCGAGAAACTGAATAAAGCTATTAAAGGCAGCAGATATAGCCAGCATGTAAAGGGTCAGGCCATTGATATAGATGCGGATATGTTTCATAATGGGATTACCAACAAGATGATTTACGATTGGTTGAAAGTGAATGTCGACTTTGACCAATTGATATGGGAGTATGGCGATGACTTGAATCCTGCTTGGGTGCATGTGAGTTATAGAGGTAGGGGAAATAACCGCAAACAATTACTACGCATAGGATGAGCGACCCCAAACAAAAAGCACAGGAAATATTTTTTCTGCACTGGTTTGAGACCTATTCCAAGCTTGGTGAGCAGTCAAGATCCAAGGCATTGGATGAGGTGGATAAGAAGATAATATCGGATTACACCAATGCTAGTTATTGGCAGGAGGTGAAAAAGGTCCTTTTGACCTTCGTATAGGCACCATTGCGCCGACTCCCCATTGACGTGTTGATGGGTCGAAGGTTCCGTAAATCAATAAATCTTTTTTGGTAAGATAACCCACGCTGCCTTGTATGGATAGCTGGTCAGTCTTGGTTACATTGCCTCCAATCATTAGGATGGATGGCCTATTGTAAATGTGGGTTATGGTTTTGATTGGAATTTTGAGGCGATGGGTCAGCTCGCGTGATACTATCTTATTTTGGCTGATTACCTCTTTTAAGACTATTTTAAGCGTGTCCGTATCAACCGAGTCCAAGTATGTCACCTCGCTGAAGAAAGCCCTTAAAACGGCTCCTGTGTCCACATTGGAAGGCACTTGCTGGTTGATGATATTGATGGGTTGACCTGGAGGCAGATTGATGGTTTGGGGCGGAAGGTTCACTATTACCGTGTCCGAGCTTACATTGGTGTTGCTGAAGGATAGGATTCCGCTATTTCGCAGGTCAAGATAAATCCCGACAATGGCTAGGATGCCTATGAGTAAAACGATATTGCCTAGCTGCTGTTTCACTTTAGGACAACCTTATACATTAGCGAATGCCCCATCTGTCTGGTCACATTGTAAATAATAGCATCCCTAACAATATGCTTAAGCTTGCCTGAATTGCCTGGATAAGTTACAATGGCGAAAGACATGGCTTGATTAGATAACATATTGAAAAAGTGAGGTGCATCAGTGGTCCATACCAGAACATTGGTTGAACCCCAAAAGGCAGGACTCATATCGTTTGGGTAGTCCTTGTATTTGTTCTCCCAGCTTTCATCTGAATTCCACCATCTTGAACTTGCATCATTCATGTGAAACATGGCCGCATCCCTAGTGCCATCAGCCAATCCGTTGGCGAAGGTGAACAATAGGCTGGTTTTATGGTCCTTAAGTTTGAATGATTGACCATTTACATTTAAAGAAAAGAAAACCGCCCCCATGATAAACAGGAGGCGGCGGTCCAACCAATAATTGACAAACAGCATTAATTAATCTTCTTATAACCGCCTCTGATGCCGATTATGCCGATGGCAGTCAGTATCAATTCGGTTGCTTTAACGATGTCTGAGGTTTTCCAATAGTGCATAAGACCCAGCGCGATGAGGCCGATTGCAGCCCAATAAGTTTTTGATTCCCACCAATTTTTCATTTTAATACAATATTACCTGTTAGAAACACTTGTACTGATTCAAGGCGATTCAAATGCCCATCTAAATTTACAACTTTTAGAATTGTATCGCAAAAGTTTCTGATGCCTATTGGATCGCCGCAGGGAACATAGGCATCTTTATAACCTCTACCCTCTACCTCGCAGATTAATGGCTTGTATTTGGTGAGCATATACAGGCCATTCATTTGTCGTGTCAGGTACATTTCCATGCTATTGCTTGGCTGATAACTGTGTCCGATTTGCTTCTGTTGCCTCGCGAAGCCTGTCTATTTCCTCTTTGTGATTTTGAATCTTGGCATCGTGAAAGATTACAAGCTCATGAACTTTATCTACTTTGCCTGTCAGCGAGCTGAATTGGTAGGCCGCTATCCCTAGCAATGCCCATGTCACGATGTTCTTGACCCAGCCTATTTCGTTAGTGTTCCCCTTAGTTGTCATGCTTGTGGATTGTCAAACCATCCGTTGGCTTGCATTTCAGCCTCTGTCTGGAGTAGTGATTGTTCTGATTGGTTTAAGTAGTTAGTTTGATCTTCAGGTATCATCAAAGCGGTTACAGGAGGCAAGGTTGGATGAACCATCCATCCGAACCAATAAGTAGTTGTTGCTGGGTCACAGCCAAGGTCTGTGGCGATTTCATCGCTTCGGTTCATGGCATCTTGAGCAGTGGCGTATATGAGGTAAAGCATTAGATTCCGTAGTAAGTCATTATGTTAGTATTGATAGCATTATTGTTACTTATTTGGTAATTAGGATAAATAATTAATTCTTGCACTTCTCCTTGCCACATTTGATTATATTTATCAATTCCACTGGAAATATAAAATCCACCTAACATAAATATATTATTAAAACTACCAAAAGCTGAAATTCTTGGTGTTTTTGCAATATTATTTACAAATTGTGAATCAGTGCCATTATTTAATGAACTAACTAATCTTTGTGTATTCAGCCAAGTTGTTGTACTATTTGCTGTGATTTGTGACCAAGATGTACCATTACCGTAACCAGAAACGATATTTTCTGATGTATCTGTTCCAATATAAACAAAATTATCATTTTTTCCATTCAATAATCTGCTATAGTCTGTATGATTTCTAGTTAATCTAGCAACTGTGTATATTGAAATTACTCCAGTTAAATTAATTGAATTAGTTCCTAAAAGATAATTATTAAATCCATCAAATTTGATAGCAGGTTTTAAATTTACAATAGATAGTGTTCCTAAATTTATGATACTTGGTTGTCTAAAAGCTATATTTATAAAGAAATCATTGGCATTGCCGCTTTGATCATACCATTTGGTGACAAAACCTGATCCAGCTCCAACAAATGAAATTAATGCAGTTGTATCTAAATCCAAACCACTGAATCCTATATCCTGCTCAGTGTTATCGGATGACCTGCGAACCCTAACAGCTGCTCCAGTATAACTAGACGATAATTTACGAACGCTATATGCCGCACTTGCTCCTGGATATTCTGTAAGAAAATCCAACGGCACCGGTGTAGGCGGCGTTATCTCACATGGTAAAACATTGAATGTTGTTACATCGGCTAAACTAAAATTAAACATCAATCCGCCTAAATTATAGGCATTATTTATTGTAACTACATATTTTGAACCATTCCAAACGGATGATACCTGAACATCTGGCCCTAATAAATTAGTTAAAACTCCTTGTATTCCTGCCTCATCATCTATATTAATTCCAATACCAACAAGTAATGTTGTAGCACCACCTAGTTGATAAAAATCTATATAATAAAGAATAGAACCATAATCAAATTCAGCCTGATAACATACCTTTTCACAAGACCCACCATAATTAGTTACTTTATCAACAACAAAAGGATAAGTAAATCCTAATGGATCTTCAAAAATTACTTCAGTTGGCTGTATTCCAATGTATGAAATAATTATTGATTCACAATTGACATAGTTAGGATACCAATAATAACCAGAAGCATAAACATTAACACCATCAATTTTCCATCCTGTAAAATCACTAACTCCCAAATCTTGAGAGTTGACCACTAAATAATAAAGGCATTCCTGCTCACTCGGAAGCAGCCCTATTATCTGTTTCCCAACATAAGATTTGCAGCAATCAATATTCATTTTTCAGACAGTTTTGAAGGCAAGTAACATCGCCTTTGATTTCACAATTAAAGTCAATAGCCACATAGGCGAATCGGTAAACCTTGGTCTCATCTAATAGCACTCCTTTATTCTCAGCTTCCCAAATCGTAACTGAATCGGTATCATAAGCAGTGACCGCACAGACCACACTCACCGCGTTTATAAGCGTGGCGGTTGACTGCATATCACTCTGAAGCACTCCAATCAGCTCGGCAGCTACTATGTCATCAACTAGTGGCGAATCTTCAAGGTGCGACTTGGGAACAGCCACCACCAAACGAAGCGGAAAGGTAGCCGTAATCATCTGAACCATATCGGTGCAGCTGGTTAGTCGTGTAGCGTTCCTATCGACCTGAACCGATACGTTTCCACGCTTTCGGATGTAGGCAGTGCCATTCTTATCGAAGTTCTGCACATCAACATATCCTGCCTTTAAGCCTTTATAATACATTGGTCGCAGTGTTCCATCGGTACGCTTAATGATTTCGCAATACTCATAGACCGTATCGAAATACCCGGTACCCATCAACTTATCCGATATATCACAAAAAAGGTCGTTTATCATTTGTTACCGAATATTTTAGCGAATTCAAATTTAATATCTTCAATAAAGTTCTCAAGTTCTTTATTGGTTAAGGCGAATATTTTACCGTATCTAGACTCTAAGCCAGCAACCTTATCGATATTGATATTTCGCTTTAGCTTAACAGCATATTCATGCGGTCCTAATTGGGTTGGAGTTGGAACGGCTCCATTCTCGAAGTCTGATTTAAGGTCGCCGCTAAGTTCTAGGTTTACAAAACCGCCTGCAGATGGCTTGCCTAGAATAGATTTATAATCCTTATAAGAATCCAAATAAACAGTCACATGAGGCTTACCGTTCTTAAACTTAGTCTCCCCATTCTTGCCTCTTGGTGTTCCAAGCTTAGAGCCACCAAAAGACTTTTTAGGGTTAAGATAAATCGGGTCTGTGGAATTGTATTGACCTATCTGGCCACCATTGGCATTGCCGCCATTGGTAAATACCCTAAGCGAAACTTCAGCCACCGAGCCATAAGATGCCAACCGAAGCGGAACATCATTGGCTTGAATCTCAAGCAATGCCTGTTTAAGCTTTAGGTTGAACTCTTCAATGGTCATGGCAAAGTAATCTTATGTCTGATGGGAGTATTGCATTGGAAACAACGGTTGTTTGGAAGCTGCATATTACCAAGCCAATTGCTCATAATTTCCTTGTACTTGTTTACATAGAACGAATGGCGTTCTTTCAATTGGTCTATGTTGATAGTATGATGATTGGTCGCACGCTCACCTGATGTATTATAGGCTGCATCAGCGACAAGAATTTCAGCTGTCTTGTAAGCCAATGGCAAGGCAAGATTATCAGCATGAGAGCAAATCCAACTCATGTGGTCGCAAGCGATGTCATAGACTACTGATAGGCCAGCAGAGTGGTTTAACCCTGTTACATTATCATCATAAAATGCACCATTAACCTCGGCACCAAAGGCTGATAAATAACTGTTATTGCAGCTAATCTTACCGCAGCAAAGACCCGATTTTATTGGGGTGCTATAGGCTCCGATTCCTGTGCTATCATAACCAATGAATAGATTTAATGGCTGCTTGTCGGAGTAATATGTTTTATGTAAATAACCGCGAGAAATAACTCCAGCGGTTGTGTTGATGTCAATTGAATCTAAAAGCAGGTTCTGCCTCAAGTCCCAAACTTCCACAGTAACCGTTGTTGTTTGGTCAACCAAAAGGCTGATTTCACCGATGCTGACTTTGTAGAATGTATCAGATTGGTTGAAGCTCATCTCTATTCCGCGATAGTTGCCGTTTCCAGCGATAACGGATTGAGTGCCGTTGTAAATACCCAAGCGATGCGAATCAACCAAGCTCGCAGCGTTGTATTGTCCTTGGAAATAGTTGTAGATGGTTTGAGACATCTCACGCACGGCATGATCTACCCTTGCGTTGAAATACTCTTCAGCTGTGCTGTATTGGCTTGTAATGAAGCTCTCGATGTCATTCAGGCTTACGCCAACATCATCGATGTAAATCGAGCTTTTGGGAGCAGGGGCGTTACATAGGTCCCTGACTTGAATAAGGTCTTTGAAACACTCCATGCAGATAAGATTAAAGGGAGGAGCCTTTACAGCCCCTCCCAATTAATGAATGAAACAGGATTATGAGTTGTTAACTTCGAGCAAGTTCACGAAGTTCACACCAGCTGAAGGACCTGAGCAGATCAAGTCAGTTGGCAATGAAACCAACTTGGTTGAAGTCTGCATGGTCATGCTGATCTGACCGCAATTGTTTGATACGATCAAGTCAACTGGGATGCCGTAACGTGGAGTGGTCAATGGGATGATCTCGAAGTTGCTAGAAGCACCGGAAGCAAGAGGGCTGAAAGAAGCTTCAGTTCCTACGGTGTAAACAAGCAACTGCATAGCTCCAAGTTGAGTCATCAAAGACAAGTTGTTTGAAGCGTAAGCATCAACGATGTAAGGATCCCAAGCAACTACTTTGCCGTAGCGGCCCATGATGCCCATAAGGTCCATACCATCAGTTCCGCAGCAACCTACGTTCAACAAGTCAGTTGAAAGGTAAAGTTCAGAACCACCGAAGATACCGATAGGAGCGCAGTAACCAGTTTGCTTTGCAGCCAAGTCGATTTCAGGCAAGAAGTAAGGGTTTAAAGCAGTACCATTCTTTGTGGCAACTTGCTTAACAGCACCAGTTACGTTAGATACATCGGAAGCCCAACCGCCTACCAAAGCAACTGACTCTTCAGCTGTCTTTTGAGCAATCTTCTGCTCGATAGCACCAGCCATAGCATTCAGGCGAGCAGCAATGAAGTCTTGGTTAGAACGGCAGATAGTAGCAAGGTCATAAACGGAATAAGATTCACCGTATTTAACCTTTTGGCAGATATCCATTGAGTATTCAGCGGAGTTGTCACCACCTTGGTTGGTAGCGGCACAGTCTAGGTTGCACTCAGTTACTTCTTCTACATTGGCAACAGGAATACCTGAATCGTAGCGAAGGATTACGGTGCGAGTTTTGGCACCACCTGGGTTAACAACCTGATTGATACCTGATACGTTTTCAGGTGAAGTAAGCATACCCAAGAAAGCTGAATCGCGGCCAAGGGTAGCAACATTACAAGTAGTAAAATAAGAATTTAGCTCAAGCTGCACATCCGGGCAAGCGAGCAGAGTTGATGAACATGACATGGTTTAGTATGGATTATTGAGTTAGAATTAGTTGATTTTGCCCTGTTATTGCAGTGGCTTGCAACAAATCCACACTATTGCAGTGGCACGCACCGATGCAAATATAATAAAAAAGGCCGTGATTTCTCACAGCCTCCCTATCATTAATTAAAGCACAATTACTTTGATGCCCTTGGATGGATGCGCTTTCCTGCTGCCATCGCTGGAGCTTGTTGGTTCGGCATGGGTCTAGGGTTTCGGTTGCCAAGTCCAAAGCCTTGGTTCATGGCAGGTACCTGTGGAGCAGGTTTGCCAGCATGTGGGTTGGTTTCACCAAGTCCAAGTTCGTTGACTATTTCCTGCATGGCTTCTTCAGCAGGCATGAAATCACCAGCTTTAACCTTGGATTTGATACGCTCACCATTGGCGTTCATGATGACTAGTGAACCTGTATCATCCATATCGAATTTAAGGCGGTTCTTAAGGATGGACTCGAATCCTGCACGCTCTGCCTCATTAATCTTGGCGCGAAGCTTTAGAGATTCTTTGGCTTTGGAGACCTTGTAATCAATCTCCTTCTGCTTCATTGCTGTGGAAATGTCGGACTTGTATTTTTCAAACTCTTCGCCAGTGCTTTTCCAAGCTGCTTTGATGTCGTTTTTTTCTTTCTCAATTTTTTGGATGCGCGTTTCGTATTCGCGTAACCGTTCATCTGATCCAAGTGCGGAGGATTTTTTGACATCTTCTATCTGGTTTATATAGGTACCCTTAAGCTTGTTCATACCGAGTTGGAAAAGTTCCTCGTTTTTCTTGATGGTCTTGGTTTCCTCTTCAGTGATTTCAATAC